GGAGCGTCGGCCTTGGTACTGGTGATCTGTCTATGGATAACAACGTGATCACTGCTACCCAAGCCCTTAGTATTCCAACGTGGACAACCACTGACGCGAACGCGTAATGGCTACGAAGCTTTACTTCCACGACGTCGGTAACGCCCTCACAGGAACGTTCCCAACGGCGAAGCAGAGTGCCCTCACACAAAACTATCTTGTGTCAGGAGGCAACACCTTGGAAACAATGAGCACTACCAAGGGAACGGCGATGGCGAACGCCCAGGGCACTTCTCTTGCCACTATTTCTTCCCAGAGTGGATTCTATAAGATGTTCTGTAGTGACACGTTTGATGTCAATCAGAACGTGGGGGGAGGGGGGCAGACCTTGACAGTGAACATAGCTATGTTCGAGTCAACTGCCAACATGAATATGGGGGGCGGACTGACTGTAATGCTATATGTGTGGAGACCTTCCACCGGGGCGGCAGTGGGGACAGTCAACGCTAACACCAACCTCACAGGGGATGCTGAGCCCGGCTCCAACAGTATCAGGGTGGACCAAGGAACCACTACTACCTCAACTCTTGTTGCGGCCTTAGCCGGTGATGTACTGATATGTGAGGTATGGCAGACCCATACCCAGGCTACAGCCGCGTCTAACACGGGAAGGATATACTTCGATGGTACTGTAGAGAACACGGTAAACAACACTATCGTCACAGACCATGCTAGTTTTCTAAATTTCAGCGCCGACACACTGACCTTCGGAGCCCCTCCCAGCGGAGCAACAGGCACGTTCAACAACACCTTGGGGGCTACCACTCTATCGGCCACTGGCAAGGTCACAGCCGCTGGGTCTTTCAGCAACACTCTTGGGGCCGCTACCATGAGCGCGGAAGGCGACGTTACAGCCACTGGAACCTTCAACAACACCCTCGGCGCGGCTACCCTGGCAGCTACAGGCAAGGCGCTAGCCGCCAGCGCCTTTAACAATACGCTAGGCGCTGCTACACTGAGCGCGACAGGCATAGCCTATTTCAGCGGAACGTTCAATAATACCTTGGGAGCCGCCACCCTCTCAGCTACTAGTGCCGTCACAGCCAAGGGGACTTTCAATAACACCTTGGGGGCCATGACGCTCTCTGCTACTGGCAAGGCCACTGTAGGTGCTACGTTCAACAACACCTTGGGGGCCATGACACTTTCTGCGGTTTGCATAGCCTCTCCTCTCCCAAGAGGAGTCACCACTGTACAGGATGCGCTCAATAGGTATTTGTTCAGTTTGGGGTTCATGGGCAGTCTAAACGACAAGGTCAAGGCTTATTTGATATCAGTGACAACTGGAGCCACTTCGGCCAACGCTGTTAACGATCTCTGGATACGACACGGAATTCAACAAGGGTATGGCTTCGGTATTCAATACACTCAGCGTTCTTGGGCGCTGGCTAACGGGTCCGTCAATGCCGGGCCTTCCTGGAACGATAGATTTGTGGGGCTACCAGAATGATACCGCTCGCCATTGCAACTGGCCTGTTTGATGTGGCTACAGGCATTATAGATAAACTCATCCCTGATCCAGTGGCGGCGGCTGAGGCTAAGCTCAAGCTCCTCGAGTTAGACCAGCAGGGCCGTCTAGGTGAGCTGCAATTGCAGATGTCAGCTATTGTGGCTGAGGCCAATAGCCAGGACCCATGGACCAGCCGTGCGCGCCCGAGCTTCATGTATCTGTTCTACATTATTATAATCTTCATGGTTATGGCGGCCCCTATTCTTGGGGTATTCTTTCCAGAGAAGATGGACCTCTTCTTCATGAATGTCTCTAAAGGGTTCAACGCCATCCCTGACGCTCTATGGATGACATTTTCAGCTGGGTTTCTGGGGTATTCTGCTAGTAAGACGTATGAGAGCACAAAGGGGGTCAGGACTCCTGGGCGCTAATCATGCCTAGCAAACTCGCCGTGAGCTGATCCTCTGGCATCAGCTGCGGCCAGTCTTGCATCCTCTAAAGTAGAATATCTTCCTATATATTTGTTATCTACGTATACTCTAAATTTATTTCTAGCTTCTTCCCACTTTATATTCTTACCTAAAGCATTCTTTGTGGCTCTCTTCTTATTTTGCGCATTCTGAGAAGTGGTGGCTAGGCGCAGATTGCTGTCCACGTTGTTAGACTTAACCCCATCCCTGTGGTCTACTAGCAGGCCATCAGGAATTTCTCCATGCCTATAGATCCATATAAGTATGTGAGATTGATACCTCTCTCCTTCTATAACCATTCTGCCGTATTCACCATCTTTCTTAGGGGAAATATCTCTACCTCTGGCCAGGGATTTGCGCTCCAGATGGGTGCCCATATCTATGAACAGAGTTCTTAATTTCTCTTGTGTTGGGTACTCTTTAATCATTTTATTGAGCCTTTAAGCTTGGCTATTTATGCTACTGTAGCAGGCTTGCAAGTGGTACACAAGCGGTGTATAGTTCACACAACAGTCATAAAGTCTCGCGCTAACCGTAGAGACACAGGGCTTACCCCTGCAAGACTAGAGGCTAAATACCTAAATAGGGGTAACTGCAATGTCCTTTCCCAACGTATCGGATATAATCGCGACAACCATCGAGAAACGTTCCCGCAAAATCTCGGACAACGTCTCCAAGAACAACGCTTTGCTTTCTCGCTTGAAGCAGAAAGGCAAATCGCGCCCATTCAGCGGCGGTCGTCTGATCTACGAAGAACTGAGCTTTGCTGAAAACGGCAACGCTGGGTTCTACAGTGGTTACGACCTGCTCCCAGTCAACGCACAAGACGTGCTGACTGCGGCCCAGTACGACATCAAGCAGGCAGCTTGCCCAGTGGTCATCAGCGGCCTGGAAGAACTCCAGAACGCCGGTCCAGAGCAGATGATCGACCTGCTCACCGCTCGTGTGGATGTGGCTGAGTCCACCATGCAGAACCTTATCGCTGGCGGTATCTACGCCGACGGTACTGGCTTCGGCGGCAAGGAAATCACCGGCCTCAACGCTGCGATTCCTAACACCATTCAGACCAACCAGACCAACACCTACGGCGGCATTGACCGCACCACTTGGGCGTTCTGGCGTACCAAATCGTACGATCCAGGCAACTACACCAACATGCTCGCCAACATGAACACGGCGTGGGCAAGTCTGGTGCGAGGTATGGATCGCCCTGACCTGATCGTGATGGACTCCCTGGCATGGGGCCAATATGTCGGCCTGCTCACCGCCTTGCAGCGTTTCACCGCTGCTGATGGCTCGGGCTCCGCTGGCTTCGGCTTCCCAACCGTCAAGTACATGGATGCTGACGTGGTCTTGGACGGCGGTATCGGCGGCTTCGGCGCTGCTAACACCGCGTACTTCCTCAACACGAAGTACCTCCACTTCCGCCCACACAGCGCTCGTAACTTCGTGCCTCTCAGCCCGAACAAGCGCTACTCCATCAACCAAGACGCCGAAGTGCAGATCCTTGCATGGGCCGGGAACCTGACTTGCTCGGGCGCTCAATTCCAGGGCCGCATTGAGTTCGCGTAAGCGAGCTCTTTGCTCCTAACAGGAGAGATTATCATGTATGTAATGGGCATTGATCCTACCAAGGTAAGTACGTCTGTTCTTGGGGCTGACTTCATCCTCGGTACATTGGGCGCCAACGCCGGATCCCCTACGCTGTATACAGCCCCAATGGGAACCACTGGCTCTACTGCTGGCGCCAACCTTGGCCCGAAAGCTTATGTATACTGCAAATCCGCAGCAGGCACCACTGCTGGGAACGTTGTTCTGATTGACCAGAACAACGATGCAGTGAACGCTTCGGCCACCACTGGCGCCTCCGGCACCGGGATGGGCAAACAGATCGGCGTAGCAGTAGGCACCATCGCCGCTGGGGGCTTCGGCTGGGTTCAAGTGTACGGTAAGTGTACCTTCCTGGTCGTGGCGGCCACCGCTACCAACTCGCCTGTATCTTTGGGAGCAACGGCCGGCGCGTTCGATGACCTGACCACCACTGGCTCTATCACTGTAACTGGTGTAAATATCAGCGCGGTGAACAGCACCACAGGTACAGGGTTCTTGAACTGGCCCCACCTCGTAGTGGATGATGTAACGTAACGATCAACCAGCGCCAAGAGCCCAAGGATGGGCTCATCTTTGAGAAATTTCTTATGAAAATCCAAATACAGTCTTACACAGGGTTCTTGTCAGTGGTGGCTACCCAGGGCGGAAATCCTCTCATTATCTATAATGATTTGGCGTCACCTGGTGATTTGTATTCTGCTTATGCCATTTATGGGTCTGACAGAGTTGTCGAGCTGAACGGCATTACTGGGGGAACCCCAGTTTTGGTATCTACTTTACTTGGTGACTTCCCCAATGCAGTGTATGCTCCTGGAAATTTGAGCGTTGGCCCTGTACTATAATAAGATACTTTATTTATCTAATTGAATAGGTGTGCTATGGATCTCGCAAACGAATTTGGTGAAAACGATTTTGGCCGGGGCCGCTTTGCTGGAGACGCCGGAGTACATGCCCGCTTCTATACAGTGGCCCGCCACGACGAAGAAGCAAGCGCGCTAGAAGGCCGCCCAATCTACAGAGACATTGACTGGGTTGAGATCATCGCCGCTGGCAACGCTAACAACATCATCCGCCGCAAGGCCACCGAGGAAGATAAAGACCGCTTCCGCCGCCAATTCTCTGTCTTCTGCCGTGACAAAGAGGCGACAGGTGAGCAGCTTATCGGCACCCCTCTCCCAGAAGTTCCTTGGCTGACCAAGTCCCAAGTGTCTGAACTGGCCTACATGCATATCCATACCCTGGAGCAGTTGGCGTCAGTTGACGATGCAGCCTGCGCACGCTTTGCTGGTCTGTACGACATGAAGCGCAAGGCCAAGGCCGCCGTAGAGGCCAGCCAGAAGTCGGCCCCAATGACCGAAATGGCCATGAAGATGGAGCAGATGGAAGTACAACTTCGTGAGCTGCTGGAGCAGAACAAGATTCTTAAGAAAGAAGTGAAGGAAAAGTGATTTAGGGGATTTTCCCCAACGCCTTGACCCGCACCGATCAAGGCGTGATTTATGGGAGTAGAGTAATGGCGACTAGGGCAACTGTGCAATTCATCATTGACAGCGCCCTAGCTGAGCTAGGGATTCAGTCAGGGGCTGTAGGTGCTGCAAACCAAGAGCTGAACGTAACACAATCTCTTGCTCTGCTTCAAAGCCTTGGTCGTGACGCTGTCAACGTGCATGATTGGCAATTTCTCATGGAAACTGCTAACTTCATTGGTGATGGCGTCACGACCATGTTTGATATGCCAGACAACTTCGGGCGTCAGGTTAACCAGACTCAGTGGGCGCTGAACAACAAGCGGCCTATGATCGGGCCACTGTCTCCCCAGCAATGGGGCTGGACACAATATGGCATAGTCAGTGTAGGCATCTACTTCCGTTACCGTATCCTCTCCAATCAGTTCACCATCTTCCCTGTCCCAGGGGTTGATGAGCTGTTTGCGTTCTATTACATCAGTAAGAACTGGCTGTACGACGTCAGTAATACCCCTAAAGACGTCATCACCGCTGGCACTGACACCATCATGTTTGACGACCGGCTGATGATTTCGGGGCTGAAACTGCGCCTTTGGGCCGCCAAAGGGTTTGACACCACTCAACTTTCTGCTGAGTATAATTATGCTCTCCAGGCGCAGATGGGTCAGGATCAAGGAGCTGCCATCATCCACCTAAGTGGCGGAGATGGCTTCCACTACATTGATGCTAGCAACGTGCCGGATGGCAGCTGGAGCGTCTAATGTTCGGTAAGCGCCAACAAAGAGCAGGCTTAATCAAGAGCATTCCAGCCCCAACTAAGGGGCTGAATGACTATGAGTCCATAGCGAATATGGACCCAACCTACGCCCTGGACATACTTAATATGTTCCCGAGCGCTAGGTCTCTGAGAGTACGTAATGGTTATCAAGAGTGGATGACCGGTCTGGGGAATCCTGCCAAGACGCTCGCCAGCTACACGGCGGCGAACGCTGCGAACACCTTGTGGGCCTTCACGGATACTGGCATTTTCAACGCCACCACCAGTGGAGCAGCCCCGGCCCCAACCACAGCCCTGACCAACGGATACATGAGTACCCTCATGTTCTCCAACGTGGCGGGGCAGTACCTCATAGCAGTCAATGGGACTGACATGGGTAAGATTTATGATGGCGCCACTTGGGCCAATATGGCCACTACTGGCGCCAGCACTCAGGATATGATAGCTGTACACTCGTACAACAAAAAGGTCTGGTTCGCCCAGAAAAACTCCACAACAGCATGGTATCTCCCAACTGACGCCATTACTGGAGTGCTGACCCCGTTCTACCTAGGCGGGGTATTTACTCGCGGGGGTTATCTGTCCAATATCTTCACCTGGTCTATAGACTCAGGTGAGGGCCTGGATGATGTACTGGTCTTCCAAAGCAGCGAAGGAGAGCTGGCAGGATACATCGGGCCAGACCCTAACACGGCGGCCACTTTCGTTCTGTCCGCCGTGTATTTTGTAGGTGCCCCGCTAGGTCAGCGTACACAAGACGACCTTGGCGGAGATATAGCCCTATTGACCTCTGGTGGCGTTGTCCCCATCAGCAAGGTGGTAGGAGGTACGCAAGCTATAAGCACTGATCAAGACACTCTCACTAAGAATATCAGTCAGACTTTCAACTATGAGGTAGCAAGGCGAGGCCAGATTCCTAACTGGGAGATTCAAAACTTTCCGTTCCTGACGTCCTTGTTTGTGAACTTCCCTTCTACTGGCGGGTTCCCGGCTGTGCAGTTTGTGATGAACACTCTGACAGGGGCATGGACAAAGTACGACTTGCCGATGCGCACTATGACCGAGCATAATAAGACGTTCTATTTCTCAGATGAGAATAATAGAATTCTGTTTATGACGCCAACAAATCAGCTAGATAACCTTTCTATTGATGGGTCTTCTGGCGTCTTCATTGTTAGTGGCTTCCAGACAGCCTACAACTATTTCGAGATGCTGGGAGTGAACAAGCTGTATAGCTTGATACGCCCTCTGTTCATAAGTCAGTATACTCCATCCATGAATTACAACGTCGCTGTGGACTTCCAACCTAATGACGTCGATAGCTTACAAGACCCAGCGGGCGGGGCCAGTTCCGTTGACTTCTGGGACACTGCTCTGTGGGATGTCAATATGTGGTTTGCGCCCAATGCGCCCACTCAGTCAGATGTATGGGATACTGGGATATGGGATCAGACCATATGGTCCCCTGCCCCGACCGCTGTATACACATGGAGAGGTGTGGGCAAGATGGGGTATGCTGCCAGCTTAGCGGTCAAATTATCCACCAACGCTATCACAGAGTTTGTAAGCTGCGATTGGGAATTCATACCGGCGCAATCACTATGAGCCATTTTATCAGCACCAATGGCATGTATCTACCATTCCTTGGCCAGATGCTGGAGTATGTACCCAGTGCCCGAGCTCAGTGTATTATGTGTGTAGAAGGAGAAGGGGGTGCCCCCATTGCGGGAGTAGCGTATGACGGGTATAATGGCCGCATAATCATGGCCCATATCTGGATAGATAAAGGCCGCAAGCCCTCTAAGGAGTGG